GCAACGAGAAACAATATGAAACACAGATAAAACAATTACAAATTAAAAATAATAAGTTAATTCTTTTAGCCGAACGAACAATCAGTTCAGATATAATTTAATTACCGATTTTTTTCTTTTCAATATATATAAATATCATGACAGATTATTATGCTAATACCAGTGATTACGCTCCATCTAAAGCGTTAGGATCAGAACGTCGAGATAATATGTTCACCGCGAACGACCAACAAGTTATGCCACAATCAATGATGCAACAGCAAATGATGCAACAACCAATGATGCAACAGCCAATGATGCAACAACCAATGGGAGATATCCAACAATTTTTGTACGATTCCAACCCATTTGATTTTGATTGGAAAGATATCATGAAACGGGGAGTTAAATATTTGATCGAAGGAGTTACTGTTGCGTTTGTCGCATATGCATTTACACGTGGCAAGTTGGATTTCAAGGAGATTTTAATGCTTGGTATCACTGCAGCATTTGTCTTTGCTATTTTGGACACATTTTCGCCAACTATTTCTTTGGGTGCTCGATTTGGTGCAGGTTTTGGTATTGGTCAGAGTTTGTTCGGTGTTGGAGCCGCAGGAGTTCCACTCGCCAGAAGCGTCATTGCTTTTTAATTCTAAAAATCACAAATATATTATTATGTTTGTGATTGATAATAAAATCTTGATTTATAATATTACAATGGAAAACTATAAGGAAAAATATATTAAATATAAGAGCAAATATTTATTCGCAAAAATCAAACAAGTTGGCGGAGATTGCAGAGAAGTTTGTAGACAAATCAATAAATTGACAAATATTTTTATACATGGAGATTGTTTAGATGGTTTATTCACTGCTTATCTATTGCGTAAAAATTGTGTACCTGATGTGAAAAAATTTTCTTTTATTGCGCCGGGACTGAATATCGTCAAAAAGATAAACAAGATTGGTAATGAGGAAGATCATCGAATAGGTCTCTTTGATTTATCATTGCCAGATCCAGATCAAATTCCAAATAAGTCATGTAATAATGATATCCTAACTATCAACGATAAAAAAGTGACGCACGTTGTAGATCATCATTTTATGACTTCGAAATATCAAGATCTTTGTAGAAAAGTTGTGAACTATGATGCCGCTTATTCAACAAGCGGAACAATTTGGAATGAAATTAATAATAAAAAAATAGATGAACAACCAGATACAGAATGGACACAACAAACACAGAGAGATCTTTCGGCACAGAGATTATCTGCATTTGTTGGTGTGATCAGTAGTGGTGATAGAGGGCAATTAGCGTTAAATAAAGATGGTAAAAAATTCATGTTGTATATCGGACTACAAAAGATTCTCGATTTGTTTAGAAACTACAAATATTCTAAATCAAGTTATTTCAAGGAAAAATACTCAGATAGGGGCATTGATCCATGGATCGGATTTACTAACATAATTGATTATTTAGTGACAAGCGCAAATATGGAATTGATTCAAGTAATTGGTGCAATTGAAATCGTATCAGTTTATAACTTTTTGAATGTTGGTCATCAAGATAGTAATTTTGTGACACGAAAAGGTAATTTGTACGATAAGAACAATAACGTTATCGATAATCACACGTTATATGTAGCAAAACGAGGACCATCTGATTCTATCATCGGCCAGGTCATTGGTATTACTCTCAAAAATACAGAATTCGATCCAATAAATTATATTATAGTGTATAACAAGGATAAATTTATGAATGTTGCTCGGTTTATGGTCCGCGATGTATCTGTTAATGATGACAACAAAATTGATAAAAACGATAATGCAAATACGGCTGCTAAAAAAATAAATCCAGAGGATTCTGGGGGACACGAACGGGCATCTAGCGTTGGAATAGACGCAAATGCTTGGAATAATATGATTAAGGTTCCAGAAATAGATCATAACAAAAAATTTAAATTGGCAACTCCTGAAGAAGATGTAATAAAAAATGTTTTGGTGAATGCTTGGACGACTCTTGGAAAAACTGCTTTTTGGAAGATTTTTGCATCCGCCCAATTTGAAGGCAAGACCATATATGCGATCTGTACAGATTCTATCAATAAAACGCAATATGATAATTATATCAATCAACTCATTGAATCTGGATTGAACTATGAATTTGTTGGAACATCTTGTGGCCAATCGTTAACTTCGCCTACGCAACAAGTAAATCCTTATCAACAAAATCCGCAGCAAATGAATCCATATTCAAATCCATATCAGCAACAATACGGCTATCAACAAGTAAATCCTTATCAACAAAATCCGTATCAAATGAATCCATATTCAAATCCATATCAAAATCCTTATCAGCAACAATACGGTTATCAACAACAGCCGTTACAATATTCGCGTTAACAGTAATTGGTAGATAAATTTATAAATTTATCTACCGATTTTTTACAATGATCTATAAAATTTCCAACGCATGTGTTCGCATATGTTCTTCCATATCTTGTCATGTTGCCGGAGTTTGGTATTATTTTTTAAAAGAGGGAAATAACTGATATATTCATCCAAGTCAAGTAATTCGCAAAATTTATGTAGAATGTATGAGTAGTTTAGAAAGTTTGTTCTGTTTGTGGGACAAAAAAGTGCGAATGGTTTTTGGATATCTTTGAACATTTTTTTGATTTTAGCTTCGTCTACACGGCTAAAATTAGGAGGTTCTTGACCATTAATGATTTGAAGAATATGTGGCACATGCTCATAGTACTTTCGAAGATTTAAGTTCTTAAGGATCCGTCTCAGCTTGAAAATATCCAAATCATTTTTGTCGATCTTTCTTTTTTTGATTTCGCCGTACATACATTCGAACACTCGTGGGGGGATATCTGTTGATTCCTTTGCTTGTAGTTGACTTAAAATTTCAGTCAGATGGTTGATGCGTTTATAAGCGTAAGTATTGGTATCTTGCAAAGGCTCTTTGTAATTAGGTTTGCTATGTTGTGTGTAGTAAGGTTCATACATTCCACATTTTTCGCATACTAAATTTCCATCGCTAATTAATATATTGCCGCCGCATTCAGAACACACGTTAGAATTTTTTTTCTGTCTTCTTTTGTGTGATTTGTCTGTTACATTGAGATATTCGTTGTATAATTGCGCTTTACTTATTGAGGTGATTGTTTTGGGCGAATCTATAACAGGCGTTTTTTTGGTTTCTTTCATAAAATAATTCAATATATTTTTTTGATTAGATTCATTAAAAACATCAACAAATTCTTCCATGTCATCTTCTACCAAATTTTCGTTATCATAGTAATCTACCAATATTGGCAATGTATTTACAATGTATTTTAAAGTATCCGAGCATGATTCAATCGATGAAATTTCAGAATTAAGATTAGCGATCATATCAATCAGTTGTGATTTTCTGCGCATACAATTACTGTCACACTTTTCTGGATCCGTTTGCGATAACGTTCTTAATTCGCTTTTTAATTTAGCTAATTTAGCTTTTTTGGTGGGTAGAAGATTTTGCGTTTGGGCGAATTTAGTAATATGTTCCGTATGCATTTGATCAAGCGTCCTTTTCTTGTTAGGAGGCGCGGCTTTTGTAGTTTTGTTTTTTACCATTATTTATACGTTCTATAATAAATACATAGTAGACCAACTTTATATTGATTATATTTAGATGATTTGCGATATTTGATCACGAATGAGAATTCTCCTTGGTATTGAACTTGCGCAAACTCTCCGCTCGAAACAATCCTTTATCGATTGCATCTTTATTTGTAAGAAGGGAATCCTCATAATTGTATCCACCAAACTGAGAAAAATTAAGAATAGGTCCCAATATGTATGGTATGTGTTCGTAGTGCTTACGTAGATTTTGATCACGCAAAATCTTCCTCACGTTGTGTGCTGTTGGATCGAGCTGTTGCTTGTCAATTTCGAATCGAATTGTATCGATGACGTTTTGGGGTATGTCGAAGTGTTCTTTTGCTTGAAGTCTGTTTAAAATTCCAAGTAATTCATCGAGGGTTTTATAGGATGGTTCTGTCATTTGCTAATAATTGTATTAGAATTAATCTATCTAATAGTGCAATATGTCAATTTTTTTGTTTGAACATAATCGACAAGTTAATTGAATATAATATAGTTTTTTCGAACTGCAATAAAATTATAATTTTTTTTCTCACTAATAAGTATTATAAATCAAAATGCCAGGCGCACTTCTCCAATTAGTTGCATACGGTGCTCAAGATGTTTATTTGACCGGTAATCCTCAAATCACTTTCTTCAAGATTGTATACAGACGTCATACTAATTTCGCTGTAGAATCGATCGAACAATTCTTTAACGGAGCTACAAACTTTTCACGAAAAAGCACATGTGAGATTTCCAGAAATGGAGATTTGATTACTCAAACATTTTTGAAAGTTATTCTTCCTGAAGTTAGATTTACTGGTGACTTCTGTCGATTCGGCCATGTTGAATTTGCTTGGGTCAGACGATTAGGACACGCCATTATCGATGAAACTGAACTCGAAATTGGTGGTGCTCAAATCGATAAACAATATGGTGAATGGTTGAACATCTGGTATGAATTATCTCATCCAGTTGGACAAGAATACGGATATGCTAAAATGATCGGTGATGTTCCAGAATTAACTGAAATCAGCACCCTCAGTTGGGATATTCCAGACAACACTTTACTCAAACCTAACTACACAATGTACGTTCCACTTCAATTCTACTTCTGTAGAAACAATGGATTGGCTCTTCCATTGATTGCTCTCCAATACCATCAAGTTAAAATCTACGTTCGATTCAGACCAGCTGACCAATGCTACATTGCAAGTGAAGCTTTCCGAGCTGGAGCTGAAACATTCGAATTAGATGATGCTTCATTATATGTCAACTACGTCTTTCTTGATACTGAAGAACGTAGACGATTTGCGCAAGTTTCCCACGAATATTTGATTGAACAACTTCAATTCACTGGAGAAGAATCAATCAACAACAGTAACTCAGCAAAATACAAATTAAACTTCAATCATCCATGTAAAGAATTGATCTGGGTCACCAAATTGGGTAACTACCAAGGTGGACGATTCATGATCTATGATCCATATGATTGGGAATGCGCACGTGAAAAAGCAGCTAAATTGTTGTTACTCGCGCAATATGATTTGGATGAATTCGGTTACTTCAATACCGTCGCAGTCGATTGTAACGACTTAGCATACAATGGAAACAACGGAATCGAATACATCGGAATTAACCCAGCTGCTCCATGTGAAGAACCATTGTACACATTCAACGATTCAGCCACTGCAGCTGAATTTGCAAGCGGACATAACTTGATTGGTCGATTAGCACCAATTGTTCCACTTCTTAAGAGAGTCAGAGATGTTGATCTAAGAGATAAAGTTGAAGGAGTCATCAGAATCTTTACAGATTTTGACAGTGATAACTTGACTTATCCAGAAGTTGAAAGCATTACCAGAAACGACTTGACTATTACTGATTTGTCAATTCCAATGGATAAATTTGACTTCGATAACCGAAGTGCATACATTAGATGCTTTGATGTTATTGTTTGGTTACATGATAACTACGGTTTATTGATTGATGGAAGTATCAATCCAGTAACAGAAGTTCAATTGCAATTGAATGGACAAGATCGTCAATCAAAGAGATCTGGATTCTGGTATGACACTGTAGAACCATACTTGTACCACACTGATACACCAAAAGATGGAATCAATGTCTTTTCATTTGCATTGAATCCAGAAGAGCATCAACCATCTGGAACTTGTAATTTTTCAAGAATTGACACTGCGCTTTTGAACTTGTGGTTCTTTGAATTTGGAAACAATAAATATGCGGATGTGTTTTTGGATAGTGATAACAAGGTTTTGATCTTTGCGGTTAATTACAATGTATTACGCATAATGTCAGGAATGGGTGGGTTAGCATACTCAAATTGAGTCAGGAATGGGTGGAATATTATGATATTCATCATAATTTTAATTTATTAATAAAAATTATGAACGAAGGTAACCAAAATAGATAGGGAACAATTTTAAAAATTTATTATTTTTCAACAAATTTTCTGAATTATCGTTAATATGAATCATGAAACCGAAGTTGTCAGTTTAGAATATAAACAAAAATTTATTGAACTTAGTTCTAATTTTATGTTTATTGATAATTGTATCCCTTTATTGAATTCTCGTTGTTCTATCAAAGGCGTTTTTTCAGTTTAACGAAATTAAAACTCCGATGTTCCAAGGAAACTTTGATTTTTCACTAAAAGCTATTGGAGTTTTAGAGAACTCACTGAACTATTATTTTTTTATGCAAAAACACCGAACTAGGATGGGTTTCATTGAAAAATCGGAGTTTTTTCGTGAACCATAAATGAGTCTTTAAGAAATTAGGATTTTGTGCAGAATAGATTGCAACCTCGCACATGTTGATATTTTGTTAGTAATTTAATGACACTGATGTTAAATTTTTTATCCAGTGAATTATATATAATAATATGATTTCATGATGGTAAAATCATATCAT